CACCCCTGCGATCTTCCAGATGTCCACTCCAGCTCTAGCTGCAAGCGTGGCCCATGTGTGGCGGAGTGTGTGAGGTGTAATCTTTAGGAACTTCTGGTTCTGGAAACGCTTCGCGCACTCTTTCTGAACCCGCTCGAAAGCGTACCTCATATCACCTCCATTGGAGACGACGTATGCTTTTCTTAAGTCCTTGTCCTCGGCTTGCCACTCGGCCATCTTTGTCTTTAGCGCGTGAGACATAGGCACACATGTACGGCGCTTGCAGCGGTGATGAAGTTCAGTGTCATCGAATCGGATAAGTCCACCTTCCATATCCACTTGATTCCATGCCAACTCCAGAACTGATGCTTTTCTGGAAGCGGTTTCAGCCAACAGATTGATGTACCTTGCGCCGGCAGAGCTTCCAAACATCTCATCTGTGACCAATAGGAATTGGCTAAGTTCTTCTCCTGTAAGCCACAGGTCTTTAGCTTTGGTTTTAACCACGATGTTGATGTACGGCACATCACCAGGCTCAAGAGCCCGCTGTTTTACAGCGTATGCAATGGCAGCTTTCAGGCATCCGACTTCCAGCTTAACGGTGCTTTGTGCAGCCCCTCGGATCTTGGCGTAGTAGTTGACGGCAGACACGTTAAGTTCTTTCATGCGCATCTTTCCGAAGAACACGTTCAGATGCCCGATGATTACCCTTCTCCGAATCAAGTCAGCGCAGTTATGCCGGCAGTGTTCATGGTAGTACACGTACAGGATTTCAGCGATTTGACGCTTGTACCCCTCCCCTTTTGGCAGCGGTTTGAATGGGATATAATCCAGAACGAGTTCTTTTTTTCGAGCCATAACCCGCACGGTACTAAGTTTATTCGCACATTCAAGTAGAAAGACGAACTAAAGTTCGCACTTTCCACTATGCAGATTTCAGAATCGTGACATGGTTAGCGGTGCAATGAGTCTACTCGACACCAAGTCAATCATCCGATCTTTCGGAGGACGCACGTTTCTATGGCGAAAGCTGCAAGCGAATGGGCATATCTTCAGTATCCGCACCATCGACAAGTGGATGGAGAACGGAATCACTATGAAATGGTTCATGGTACTGAAGAAGCTGGCGACCTCTGAAGGTTGGGAATTGAAACTGGAAGACTACATTGCAGAACAAAAACGAAAGGAACATGAAGTATCACCCAAAAGAAATGACAATGGCGGATCTCAAGTCTGGGATCCTAAAGGCTGAAGAGGAAATCAAGTTTCAGAAAGCATGGGTCACTGAACTCTACACAGAGGTCGAAGACCGATGTGCAGAAGAGATGGCGCGTGAGATGGCGCGGCGCGGCAAGATCACGGGATCACTAAAGCAAAACGTCGAAGGGATCCCTGTGTCCTACGAGGTTGTGGCGCGTGACACTTGGGATCAAGACGCACTCCGCAAACTCATGGAGGCAATGCACCCAGACCAACATGTAATCGAAATGAAACTATCTGTCTCAAAGAAGACGTTCGATTCGTTGTCTGACGTAGACCTGATTGACAGGCTCATCGACGCCCGTACCACCAAGTACACCAGTTCAGTTTCATTCGTATAACATGCTCAAGATAATCAAGGCAGATCAGCGTGGAGACAGCTTCGTGAAGGCTGTAATCTTTGGCCCTTCAGGTTCAGGGAAGACAACACAGGCTCGGACTCTTCCGGAAGATGAAACAATCTTCATGGATTTAGAAGCCGGCACACTGGCGCTGGGAGACTGGGGGAAAGACTCAATCGTTTCAGTGCGAGACTTGGCTAAACAGTTCAAGGCACATCCGTGGGAGATTGCGCGGGCGCTCGCAGTATTCATTGGTGGCCATGACCCATCCGATGCTGCCGGCGCGTATTCATTGGGTGCCTACCAAGGGATCTGTGAAATGTTCGGGGATCCAGCAGGGCTTGCAAAATACAAGAACCTGTTCGTTGATTCGATCACGGTCGCATCGCGGGAGTGTTTCAAGTGGTGCCAGACACAGCCAGATGCGTTCAGCGAAAAGACAGGGAAGCCTGACACTCGCGGAGCTTACGGTCTTCTGAAGCGTGAAATGATGCGGTGGATCACCCACCTTCAGCATACGCCGAAGAACATCATCATGGTTGGTATCCTGAACACTGTCATGGATGACCTGAAGCGTGTCACCCACACGCCACAGATTGAAGGCGCTGGCACGGCGCAAGAACTTCCGGGTGTCTTTGACGAGGTGCTAACGCTTAACACATTCAAGGCAGAAGACGGTTCTGATTACCGCGCCTTCTGCACTCATCAGGTGAACCCTTGGTCGTATCCCGCAAAGGATCGCTCCGGAACACTGGCTCTCCTGGAGCCGCCAAACCTAAACGCTCTGCTGACCAAGATCAAAACAGGCAAGCGTATCGACACTCTCGTAACAACAACTCAACCTCTCTAATTCATCCCTATGTTCGACGTAAATTCAGGCAAAACATCATCCAGCAATCTCATTCCACGCGGCACACTTTGTGAAGTGATGCTCAATATCAAGGAGGTAAAGAACTCAAAGGAAACCGGAGGTTCCTATCTCAACTGTGAGCTAACGGTTCTCAGTGGCCCGTTTGAGAAGCGTAAAATCTTCACGCTCATTCCTGATGTCTGGGATCAGCGCAACTCCGAAAAGTGGCGTGACATGGGCAAGGTGCCAATCGTTCGGTTGGCTGAAAGTTGTGGCCTATTTACCACGGCGCAGCCGGAAAGCTACGCTCAGTTCAATGGTGCTACTGACATCATGCCTATCGCACAGCGCATCCAAGGCGCTCGCGTTGTGATTCGGGTTGGGCTAGAGAAAGGCAAAGACGGCAACCAAGACAAGAACTCGGTTGATGAATGGGGAACACCAAGACCTGACTCTGACGGGAACAAAATCTTCAAGGCGTACCACACTCCAACGTCTGCTGTTGGATCTATTCCGGCTCCCGCTCCGTCATTTGGTCAACCTATACAGGCACCATTACAGGTTCAGCAACCTATACAGGCTCCGGCTCCCGGAGGATTTGTTCAGCCCACACAGGCTCCAGTACAAGGCACACCGAGCTGGCTCAAACCTCCTCAGTAGTATTAGTTGCGACATGGCTTAATCTCAGGTAATTAACTCTTAGACTCCGGGTGGCGTAGTGTGCGGCGAAGTGCCGTGACGGGTTTCCATGTTGACCTGTTTAATCACGCCCGGAGTCTTTTTCTTTTCTAACGAAACATGATTCTACGACCAAGGCAGGAGGCTGCCGTTGAGAAGTGTCTCTCCGCGCTGAATACGCACGGGAACACGCTGCTAAAAGCGCCGACCGGCGCTGGCAAGACCGTAATGATGTCAGCGGTAGCTGGGCAATATGCTGGCGACCAACCGATTCTAATCCTTCAGCACCGAGGGGAACTGGTAGACCAGAACAGGGCCACGTTCAAGTTATTGAACCACGGCGTTCAGACATCCACGTTTGATGCCGACAGCAAACGCTGGAGCCCGAAGGGTGCCACGTTCGCAATGGTTCAGACGTTGACCCGTGCGACTGACTGGATGCCAAAGGACATTGGATTCGTCGCCATTGATGAATGTCACCATGTGCCGGCTCCTTCGTACATGAAGGTGATTGACAAGGTTTTGGAGAATAATCCGGACTGTCACATCTTTGGGGTCACAGCCACGCCAGAGCGAGGCGACAAGGAGGCGTTGTCTTGTGTCTTCTCCAATGTGGCAGACAATATTTCAATGGGGGAACTGATTGCCGGTGGATTCCTGGTTCCACCGAAAGCGTTTGTCATAGATTTGGACGGCATTGGTGCGGAACTGTCGGCGCTCAAGAAGAAGGGCGATGAGTACGACATGGATGCGGCGGCGGCCATCATGGACAAGGAGGCGGTGTCCTCAGCTATCATTACACACTGGAAAGAGAAGGCCGGCGACCGGCAGACGGTGGTATTTGCGTCTACCATCCTCCATGCCGAACATCTTTGTGAGGCGTTTCAGGCTGCGGGAGTCGCATCAGGCGTAGTTCACGGGAAACTGACAGACAACCACAACGAGTCTGCATTGAAGGCGTTCGATCGTGGGGCGCTGCAAATCTTGGTCAACTGCATGAAGCTGACGGAAGGATGGGACTGCCAGCCGGTGTCATGTGTGCTGATGGCTAGGCCATGCTCCCAGAAATCGACCATGATTCAAATCGTCGGGCGTGGTCTTCGGACAGTGGATCCGTCTCGTTACCCTGGCGTAATCAAGGATGATTGCGTGGTGCTGGACTTTGGCCGGTCGTTACTGACGCATGGCGATATTGAAGCCGGCGACAGGCTAGAGCCAATTAAGCAAGAGGGCGGAGAGGCCCCAATGAAGGCGTGTCCAGAGTGTCACACGGAGGTTTATGCGGCTGTAATGAAATGCCCGGAGTGCGGGTTTGAATTTCCACCGGCAGAGGAAGAGGAGAAAGAGAAGCTGGTTGAGTTTACGATGACAGAGTTCAAAATCCTTGAGCTGTCACCGTTCAAATGGGAGGAGATGTTTGAAGGACTGGTACTTATCGCAAATGGCCTAACAGCCTGGGCATGTATAGTGAAGATGGGAGATGTCTTTTACGCTCTTGGCCGTAACGACTCGGTTCCCGTTCCATCCGTGACGCTTGTGACACGCAATAAGACACTGGCAGTGGCTTCTGCTGACGATTACCTACGGACACATGGCGACTCCAAGAATGGCCGGAAGACAAGATCATGGGTAAGTCTTTGCGCGACAGATAAACAGGTTGAGATGTTAGGTGGCGGCTTGTCTCCATTCTCGCTGTCCCGCTACCGTGCAAGCTGCATGATTACTTGGAAATTCAACGAACAGAAAATAAAATCAATACTCGTAAAGCAAAGGACACGTTAATGTTATGAAGATGAAACGATGCGGACATGTAACTATGCTAAAAAAAGTAGCAGAAAGTAGTTGCTTAGTTCAGTGCGAGTACCTAACTTCTCAATCCAGATACACGAAGGACGGCAGGAAGATTCCGGTGTGTGCCGGTCACGCCGCCCTTTACGATCTGAAACCAAAATAACTACGACCTATGTTCGATAACATGAGCATCATTCCTCCGCACGGGTTCAGGAGGATCTACGGCAGGATCCCGTCACGGGTCTTGTCGGTCTCGGAAGCCAGAGAGATCGCTATCTCTGCTATCTCTGCCGGCAAGTTGTCTTTGTCTGAGATGGCCGGCGATACAAAGACCTGCATCCAGTGTGGCGTGTCCAGGTTCTCCACCCGGAAATCCGGCATCTGCGCTATCTGTGTGCCAGAGGTGTTGACTCTCGGGAAGAAAGCAAAGGCTCTTGAGCCACGCAAGTGCGTGATGTGCGGTGACGTGTTTGAGCCACGGTGTTCCACGAACAAGTTCTGCCACAACGGATGCGCTGCCGACGGTAAGCGCAAGCACGAAAATCAGCGGTATCGGAAGCAACTAACTGTGACAGCGTAATTATGAGTACATCAAAAGACACATGGCCAGAGATGGAAGAAGGAGTGGACTTCATCGCCCGAATGGAACGTGAAGAACAGCGTGACGCAGAATTAGGAGAGGCTTTCGTTCTGCTTCGTAGATTCTCTATTAGACTGCAAGAGACACAACTGGAATTTGGACCAATCGCAACAGAAAGGCAGATGAAAGAAGCAAGTGCAGCGGGATGGCAACTCAGGCAGAACGAGCAAATCTTGGACGATTACGAGGCATTCCTTAATAGGCAGAAGTCCTAACACTTTCCCCGTTGTCTATCGACACGACCGGCGACCCTTCTGAGGAGTTGCGGTGCGGCTGGGAGTCTCCTGACTGAGTTGGGAGAGCGGGAAATTCACTTTCGGTAACAATAAATAATAAACACATGAACATCGACGAACTAACACTGGGACAGATTAAGCAGATCCGCGAACTAACTGGTGGATCACAGGCACAACCGCAATCGCATCCGTGGGTAATCGGAGAGCATTATGTTGTGCGGACGGTTACAATGATTCAGACGGGTGTGCTTATTGCAGTGCATCCTCAGGAGCTTGTTTTAGCGGATGCCTGCTGGATAGCGGACACTGGACGCTGGCATGATTTCCTCAAATCGCCTGACACCGTTAAAGAGGTAGAGCCATTTACAGAAGACGCAATCATTGGGCGTGGCGGAATCATCGACGCGCAGAAGTTGCCTAAATTCAACCGCATCCAAAAATGAACGCGGCACTATTACGGACAGGTCTGGACTGGAGCGGGAGCAGGAGCAGGAGCGGGAGCAGGAGCTGGAGCTGGAGCGGGAGCAGGAGCAGGATCAGGATCAGGAGCTGGAGCAGGAGCAGTAGCGGGAGCAGTAGCAGTAGCGGGAGTAGGAGCAACTAAACAACAAACGAGGGGCGCGGCTCTATACGCGCATTATTATTATGAATACAAGTTTGGAGAGTCTTGAGGCAATAAAGCCAAAACCATCACGATTAGAGATTGCTGCTACTATTGCGGCTTCGTTAGCTGGCACTATTGGGTATCCAACGCAAGACGATATAACCCGTGTTGCATGGGTATCAATGCGATACGCGAACGCACTACTATCAGCAGATAAGGAGGTGCAAAGTGAGTGACTTAATTGAGCGACTAAAAGAAGGGTGTATCCACGCAAGGAAACGCTGGTCTGGCGACTGTGGGGAGATGTCTACGGTAGACGAGGCCGCGACAGATGCACTATTACAAGAAGCCGCAACAGAACTAACCGCACTCCGCAATATCGTCTCCGATATAGCAACCGCCATCGGCAACGGATCAGCGGTATCAGAGCAAGCGTCTATCGAGTTCATGCAGGAGATTCCGGGTGAGCTTAAGCTGTATACGGATAGGTTGCGCTCTTCGCAGATGACTGAGGCCAAGGCGCGGGAGGTGCGGGGGTGAGTGATAACACAAAATGCCCCGATTGCGGTTCTGTAATACTGAAGCGATATTCTGGCGGTGTTAGATATGAGTGTTGGACGGAGAGAATTGATCCAATAGCAGAAAGTTCGATATGGTTTAACAGAAGTTCGGCTTGCGTGATTATCGCCCAACTCCACGCCGAGCCGGAGCGAGTCACAAAGGAGCGGGATGAGTTAATCGAGAAAAACGAAGAGTCCATACGGCTTTATGTCGAATGCAATAAACGCGCAAATTGGGCTGAGGTTAGAGCATCGGACATGATTAAGGAACGCGACACGGCACGCAAGCAACGGGATCGGGCGATGGAGTTGATGTGCGAGGGGTTAAATCGCTACGGAGTTCCGTGGACGCATAATAAGTGGCAGAAAAGCAATTCAGAGTACCGGAAACTGCGAGAAGAAATCACCAAAGAGAAGGAGCAAGGATGAGTAAGTGGAAGCCAATAGAATCGGCACCTAAAGATACAGAAGTGCTATTGTATGCTGGAAAGTATATCGGCATGTATCTCGGCAAGCTAAGAAAAGGACGATACTACAGTGAGCCATCACCGGATTCCGTGGTATGGCGCGATGCTGGTGGAAGATTTGGAACACCAACACACTGGATTGAATTACCTAAACCACCAAAAGAGGAGCAATAAAAATGAAACAATGGGAAATAATCAGAGAAGCGCAGGAGAATGGTAAGAAGATTAGAAACACTAAATGGAGAAAGACGGATAATTTTGTTATGTGGGGAGGCGTGAATTGGATAGATAATCAAGGAAGGATTACTTTTCCAGTTCTCAGTGCGGATGACTGGGAACTTTACGTCGAGCCTATCAAAACATTCGGCCCAGATAGGGCGATGTATTGGCTTGAGAGGGGGAAGTGGTTGCGTCAAACAATTTGGGAGCCAAGAGATCTTTTTATTAAAAGGGGGGATTCCGGAAATATAGTATTTGGCCCAGATAAATATAAACGCGGGAAGCCAAATTTGTATTGGTTTCCAACCAAATGGCACCTATGCGACTCAGAAGGTAACTATGTGCCGGAACCGGAGGTGGAGGGATGACCCCGAACGAAATTAACGAAGCGATAGCGAGTAGTCTTGGGTGGACTAATATAGTTGTGATAGTCCATGACGGGATGGGTATGGCGCAAAAAATGCGGACAGGTGATTGGACTACACCGGACAAAAAGCATCGACTCATGCTACCAAACTACTACTCCAGCCTCGATGCCTGCACCGAGTTCGAGTCGAGTTTGACTCAGCAAGAGTGTTGGAATTATGACACTGAATTATATTGTTGTGATTGTGGTTTTGCATGGAAAGCAACAGCCGCGCAGAGGTGTGAGTCTTACTTGAAAATTAAGGGGCTTTGGAAATGACCCCAATCAAACTCCAACACTCACCAGATGGCGTCACCTGGTTCGACCATGACCTAGTGGGTCTTGAAAAGACATGGACTAGAGAGGTGTTTGGCAATCCCAAGTTGCAAAACATCACAGTTAGGACTTCACTAGACATCCCGAAAAACAACAAAACAACACATGAAATGAAGATGAGTAAGCCAGACCAAAACCTACACGTAAGTCTATTAAAGCAAGATATTTGTGACGTGTCTGAATCGCTCAAAAAGAGCGAGATTCAACGTACCTTCACCAAGACCCAGAACGCCGTTCTGGAAGTCCGATGCCAGCAACTCCGTTACGAGTTAAGCGAGTCGCGCAAGGAAGTGCGGGCGCTACACAAGCAAATCAAGCGGCAGTCTGCCGAGGCAGACAAGAAGACAACACGTCTACTGGACGCGGCACAGAAGGAATACCAGTTCATCCGCGATGGCTTGGTGGCCCGTAATGATGAGCTGTATTCAATCGCAATGGGAGCCATCTCAAAACTCCAGCATATCGTGGACTTGGCATCTACTAAGAGACGGAAGCCGACTTCAGTTGAAGTGGCTATCCATGATTTCATTCAGGCAGTAAAGTCGAAGCTGGGACTATGAGTTTCGGATTCAGAAACGGAGAGCCGTACTTTTGCTATCGCTCGCCCGGAACTATCAAAGAAAAGAGGGCGGACATCTATATGCTGGCTAGAGAAGCACTCATGGAGGCCCGCCCTGGGGCGTTCCGGTTTCCACTGCAGCATCAGACCGTCAAGAACACATGCCCGTGCGGGAAGGCGTTCACGTCAGATGTGCCAATGAAAAAATGTTTCGAGTGCGCACTCACCCGAAAAGACAAGAGGGTTCGTCCCGTGCGTCCAAGGAAAGTGTTCGCAGATGAGCAATGCGATATTTGCCAAGCAACCTTTACCCCGATCAGACTTGGCTGTAAAACATGCGGCCCGATCTGCCGGCAGGAATATGAATTGGAACTTGGAAGGAAGTACAGAGCAGCAAAAAGAAAAGCATTATGCCAGAACAAGACCACGAAATCGCGCAACTAAAGGCTCAGATTCAAATTCTGGAACGCCAACTACGACAGCAGGTTAAGGTTTCATCTGAACTGCTAGGAGAGTGCAAGACAATGGAACATGCACTTGAAATGATGAGGATTAAAATGCCAGTAACCGCGAAAAACTAAAGATGGACACACCCCAACAAACAACGCAGAGCGGGCCCGAGATGTTCTCGGCCCTGATTGACAGCACTTGTCAGGAGATCAATTCCCGACAGAAACCACGCTCCTATCTGGGAGCGTCGCGGCTCGGAGAATCATGCGAGCGCAAACTGCGCTACGAATTTGAACATGCTCCCACTGACAAGGAGCATAAGTTTCCGGGGCCAATCATCCGGATCTTTGACATGGGCCATGATGCAGAGGCTCGCCTTATTACGTACATGCGTGAGGCAGGGTTTGAGATCATCACCCATAGCGCCGTCACAGGGATGCCTATCGGGTTCAAGACGATGGACGATAAGATTGCCGGTCATATTGACGGGTACATTATCTCCGGCCCAGACCTTCCTGGCTTCAAGTATCCGATGCTATGGGAGTGCAAGGCGTTAAACGACAAGTCGTGGAACGACACACTGACCAAGGGAGTAAAGGCTTCAAAGCCGATCTACTATGGGCAGATGAACATGTACTGCGCTTATCTGGAAATTGAGAACGGCTCTTTGTTCACGGCAATCAACCGGAACACCGGAGAGGTATTCGCGGAGCTTGTGCCATACGATGCACGGAACGCTCAAGAATCTTCGGATCGTGGTGTACGTGTTGTTGGCGCGACGGATCCAAGCCAGCTCGCAAGAGCCGGCAGAACCAAGTCGGATTTCTGTTGTAAGTTCTGCGATTACAAAACGATTTGCTGGAAGGAAGCGAAGCCGTCTCAAAATTTCATGCCCGGAACCCCGTCTACCACCATGCAGTCAACCCCAGCGGTTCCCGCGCAAGGCAACGCGATAGGGACGACACCTGCATGGATGTCTGGTTCACAGAAATAACTGAATGAACCCGATCACCGAGAACCTGGCCCTTGTAGACAGGGGCCAGGTGGAGAGGCATTTAGCCGTCATCTTCGGGAACCATGACTGGCACACCACCCCGTCACAGAATGTCTGTGTGCGCGGTATTGGCGAGAAAGGCACAGTACAGGAAGGTGTCTTCCGGGAAGACATCTTCATTAACCCACATAGCGAGTTCCTGCCATTCACGGATGCAGTGGGCGACCATTGCGAACGCTGGAGCCAGTATCATGTGGCGGCGTTTGTAGTGCCGGCGCTCTTAGCGGAAGGGCGGGCCACAGCCGCGAATGTCGCAGGGTTCTACGCTGTTTCCGTGGATCTGGACTCGCCTCCCATCGAGGCGAAGCTGGACTGGCTACGCAACCATGCCGGTGAACCAACGATGGTTGTCAAGTCAGGCGGATATGTAGATGGAGAAGAGAAAGTACACGTTTGGTATGCTTTACAGAAAATTGAAACTAACATTGGGCGGGTTGTTCAGCTCCGTGATGCGCTGGCTCGAAAGTCGGGAGGCGACTTGGCGTTTGGGATCGGCGTTGAAGGTAATCCCTTTGGTCGCTCCCATCAACCGATACGAATCGCTGGATCTGTTCATGCGAAGAGCGGTAAAGCGACGCAATGCACGATTCGGGAAGAAAACACTCAAACCTACGCCATTGAATCGCTGGAACAGTGCATTTCGGAGGCTGAACCTTCTCCCTGGGCGCACCCAGGAAGCGTCACAAAGACAGAATCCCTACCACTTCAGACAACTACAGAAGCGCCTCAAGGGATGTTTACGGCGTCCACCGGGCTTGTGTCTTACGATACGTCGGACAAGCCTCCAGCACTCACCCGCGACATTCACCAAGGAGGAGACGACACCGAGAACCGCTGGACAGTATTCAATGAAGTAGCGGGAACTAATCTCTATGCCGCTCGGCGGGGAGACATCACCATAGAAGAGGCCCGCAGCATCACCCACGGCTGGATGCTCCAACACATGCACCCAGCTTGGAACGAAGGGCAGTTCCAGATGCAGTGGCAGGGCATGGTGAACAAGGATCAGGCCACAAATGGCAGGATCAAGGAGCCATCACCTCCAGAGTTGTTGCCGCTCCCGGAACCCTACGGAGAGGAAGAAGGG